ATTCTCGGGCATCTCAACTTCGGCCTTTTCATAAGCCAACTTCACCGCAGCGACTGCCGCATCCTTATCCATTCGGTCGGTAGAAAGTCCAATGCGAATATACTTTTCCACATATTCTGGAAACTTTGCTACTTGTTCATCGGTAATATCTTTAATCATAATTTTCTCCAAATAGCAATACAATCAGGTATTGCTTCTAGTTCAGGACCCTCATTAATTAATTCAAAATCTTCCGAAGATAATCCTTCGAATTCTAAAATCTGCGCGAATGTCGCAAACTCATACTCTTGGTCGTGAATAACAAAGTATTCACCTAGGTCATTTATTTTGTGATAAATTTCCATTTTACTTTACCTTTTTGTATTGAAACTTTCTTTTGCGTTTGTCAAATTTCATTGGAACGGAGAACTCATGGTAATCACCATCATCTTGCCATTTCCAATAACCAAAACATTTCATTTTATCATCCGATAGCAGATATGTATGATTCCAATCCCAATCGGTGATTTCTTTCGCAATAATCATAAAACCTCTATTACTAAATGTATTCTGTTTTCTTTATTCGGGTTGCCATTAAAAGCTGTGTGCCAATTTCGAGTATTTGTTTCGTACCATGTATTAATTGGTATGTGAAACTTTTCATCTTCTATCAACATAAAATTGCCAAAACCAGTTTTTAAAGGATAGTGTACTTTGTAATGTGAATCTATATGCCAAGAATAACAAGAACCATAAGGCATATTCAATATTCGCATTCTTCCCACATAAGAATATTTTGTTTTGCAAAAATCATAAATCTCCTCAAATACAGAACCTTTAAATTCTTTTAGAATATATTTGTGATTGTTAATCACTTTCAGGTTGTTTTCTGTATTATAAGAATTTTTTGAAGAAATATCCATAGAAGGATAAGTATGGTCTTTTAACGAAACATTTGGTTTTGTGGATACCATTGGTATCTGATACCGTCTATCGGTAGGAAACTCTATCGATAACCCTTTCATGTAAAATTCCAATATTTCAATCATGTCCTCATATATTGGAAAATTCGGAAGTGGTGAGAAATATTTCATATCTATGTTGTTTTCGTAATAATCATATTGTGGTACCATTGTATCACATCCGGAGTCACTTGTCAACCCCTTTTTAAAACTTTTTTTAAATCTTTTTAATAGATATAAGAAGATATAAGAAGAATCTCTTATAAATCAATGACTTACGGGACCTCTGAAAATTAATTGCAATTAGGGGTTGACAAATGGTTCAGAGTGTGATATAATGGAGGTGTAACGATGATAACTATAGGTATTAATATGATAAAAGAAAGATACGCAAACACGAGTAACCTTGAGCTCTTTATTATACATGCTGCGAAATATATGGAGTTATATCCAAACAGTTGGCATGAACATGGTCAAGAATCTATGGTTTCTTATATTATGTATAACACAAAGGGTAGTATGAATCCACACGCATTAAGAGACCAAGTAAACCGTTTATACGCAAGTGTAGGAATTGAATAATGACTAAGAAAACAGCAGTAAAATTACCAAAGAGTTATGATAAGAGTGCTTTGGGTGATGAACCTACTTGGAATGATAAGAAAGAAGCCACTCAAAGTGAAATTATACGAGCTCTGAACTGGTATAACTACTTTTATGACAATAAGAAAGCAACAGTTTTGTTGAAAAAGAACTATATTCGTGATTTGAAAGAATTGGAACTATTGGATTTATTGTCTGATAATGAAATTCCACCGACTTTGTGTTATTTTTCGCGAATGATGACGCTCGGATGTAAATTTCCAGCAAAAAGTCGTGAAAATTTTGATTCCGGCATTGAGAAATTGCTTCAAAAGGCTCGTGGTCGAGTCAAAAAAGAAGAAAAAGTCGAGAAAAAGACGGTTGTATCAATTCAAGACCGTGTTTTGGCAAAAGCCAACGAACTTTCTGGTGAATTCGAAGGTCAAATTGATGAATTTTTGTCAAGTAAGTTCAAAAGCAAGTTTTCCGCATATGATTATCTGACAAAAAACGAAGTCAAGCCGATGATTGCGAAGAAAATGATCGGAATTTACGATAATTTGATCGCAGAACTACAGGAAGTGCTTTTAAAGAAAGATAAACAATTGGTCGAAGGTTACAAACACCTAAAACCGCTACATATTCGTAAGTTGATTGCGTTTTTAGAGTCAATTCACGCCGATATTCTTACATATACGAACAACGGTAAGAAAATTCGCAAACCTCGCAAGAAAAAAGCGATTACGGTATCGAAACAAATTGAAAAATTGCAGTTTTTGCAAAGTTTCAACGAATTGCAGCTTGTTAGTGCGAATCCTAGCGATATTATCGGCGCAAGTCAGTTGTGGACTTACAATGTCAAATATAAGAAGTTGACAAAATTCGTATCCGCTGATAAATCCGGTTTTGGTGTCAAGGGAACGACGCTTCAAAATTATTCAGAGACGGAATCAATGGTCAAGCGTTTGCGTAAGCCAAAAGAAGCTCTAGCAAGAGTTCAGACTGGTGGTAAAGTAATTCTACGCAAACTGATGGGAGAATTGACTACCAAAGGAGAGGTTCCGAAAGGTCGTATAAATAAAGATACGATACTTGTACGAATTGTAAAATGAATAAAGATAATGTAATTGATTTTATGAGTAGGAAAGTAATTCCTACTCCTGAAACTGAACCCACCTCTGAAAATCTCCTGGAACTAACATATTCAAATGTTGACGAGGCCTTTGAGGTCTTTTTGCAATATATGAGCGAAGAGTTAGGTTATCATGAAGTAATGGCTGGTAATGAAGACTTAGAATTAGCTATGGGATATATACTTACGGTAACTCGTAGTGCTTTTGCAAAGTCCTGTAACCTAGAAGATTTTATGACACCCCATGTTGAACAATTAGTTGAAAGTGTGAAGAAAGATAACGACGATGATTCTTGTTGATTTAAACCAAGTAATGATTTCCAATTTAATGCAGCAGATTCACGGCCGCACGCAGAAATACGGCGAGCTCAGTTCTGCACCTATGGAAATTGATTCTGACCTTGTTCGCCACATGATACTCAATACCCTGCGTTCTTATCGTGTTAAATTTCATAACGAATATGGTGAACTCATCATTTGTTGTGATGATAAGAACTATTGGCGTAAAGATGTATTTCCTTACTACAAAGCCCATCGTAAGAAAGACCGTGAAGAAAGTGGTTTGGACTGGAATGCTATTTTCAGTGTTCTTAACGAAGTACGCGACGATTTAAAAGAACATTTTCCATATAAGGTCATTCAGATTGACCGTGCAGAAGCTGATGATATTATTGCTGCTATCTGTTGGATTCATGGTTCCGAATCTATGTCGTATGGTGAGAAAATTCTCATTCTATCTTCTGATAAAGACTTTGTACAATTACAAAAATATGGCAATGTAGAACAATATAGTCCGATGCAAAAGAAAATGGTTAAACATGCAAGCCCGACCACATATATTCGTGAGCATATTCTCCGTGGTGATAGAGGCGATGGTATTCCTAATTTTCTATCGGATGATGATACATTTGTTTTGAATAAACGGCAGAAACCTATTCGCAAAGAAAAATTGCAACAGTGGGTTCATATGAAGCCAGAAGAGTTTTGTGATGAAAAAATGTTACGCGGTTATCGTAGAAATGAATCACTGGTTGACCTAACAAAGATACCTGATTGGATTCATTCTGAAGTAAACGATATATACGAAAACTATGAAGAAAAACCTCGTAGTATGTTAATGAACTATTTTATCAAGAATAAGATGAAGAATCTTATGGACTCAATACAGGAGTTTTAAATGGCTGAAGGTGTATGTGAGATTTTGCAAAGAATCTCAAAATTGAGAAAGAAACAAGAAAAGGTTATGGAACTGAAAAAAGTTTATAATCAAATTGGTCCGATTATCGATTTATGTTTTAATCCAAAATATGTATGGTTATTACCTGAAGGTGCGCCACCATATAAACCACAACCCAAAGAAGCTGATACACAAGGTGTATTGATTAATTCGGTACGCAAGTTTGGTGTATTTCTACAAAACAATGGATATGATAATCTCAAATCATCAAAACGAGAACAAATATTCATTGAGTATTTGGAAGCAATGGATCCGGATGACGCAAAGTTATTAATTGAAATTAAAGATAAGAAAATGCCCTTTAAGAGTTTAAAGAAAGAAATTTTCGCAGAAGCATATCCTAATCTCGCTCAAGCATGGGAGGTAAAAAAGTAGTACGATGGGCAAGACATTTAGAAATTCAAAGAGTTCTTTTGACGATGACTATGATGATTATCGAGATAATGTAAAAAGCAAAAGAAAGAAACAAAAGAATCTTCGTAAGGTACGAGTGAACAAACATAACTATGAGAATTTTGTAGATGATAACGAAGACGACTACCGCATGTATTATCGGTAACGGCGAGTCACGAAAAACTTTAAACCTTGAAGCTCTTCGTGATTTAGGTACAACCTTCGGTTGTAATGCTCTGTATCGTGATTTTGATCCGGATTATCTTGTAGCCATTGACGACAAGATGATTGAGGAAATACAACAATCGTATAGTAATTTAAGCCGATGTATCTTTCCTCATGAAAATGATCGGTACGAACCACCCGAAGTCTATGGACGCACGAGTGGTCCTACTCCTAGGTCAAATGCTGGTATGGTTGCAATGCGTTATGCCATCGCAATGGGATATACGGAACTGATTTGTTTTGGTTTTGACTTTCTTGTTGTGAATGATATAATGGCCACATCAAATCTTTATGATGGTACCAATGGTTATGAAACGGAAACAAGAGCTGTGCTGCAAGATACTCGTAATCGTATGCGGTTTCTTGCATGGTTAATTGAATCAAATCCGAATGTAAATTTTGTTTTTGCGTATCCTAGTGAAGTACAAGTATACGCACCCGTAAGTGATAATGTAAAGGTAAATTTAAACTATGAATATTTTTGTGTTACATCCTGACCCAGTAGAATCTGCGGCTATGATGTGTGATAAGCATGTGGTAAAAATGGTAACAGAATCAGCACAGATGTTATCAACAGCTCATCGTGTACTTGACGGCGAAGAAACTCGGCGTCCATCTAAATCTGGTAAAACAAATCCAAAATACTGGGTTCTACCAGATCATCGTGAGAATGTACTCATGAAGGCCTGTCATGTTGGTCATCCATGTACTCAATGGATTATGCAATCATCAGCTAACTATCGTTGGTTACACCATCATTACAATGCTCTATCTTGCGAGTATACATACAGGTATGGTAAGAAACATGCAGCATTCTTTAAAAATGATATCGGACTTGTGTTGGCTGCTGCACCAGACAATGTTCCAACAGGTAAACAGACACCGTTTGCAAAAGCAATGAAACACTATCCTGAATGCATCGTAGAAGATGCGGTTACATCATATCGTAATTATTATTTAACAGCAAAGAAAGATTTTGCGAAATGGACTCGTCGTGAAGTCCCAACCTGGTGGAGTGAAGCAGTATGAACCTAGAAAAACTCGTTAAAAGAGAAACTGTTGAGTGTAACGAACTTGTGATTAATCGTGAAATGTTAATTGAACTTGTAAGGTCTCAACGTATCGGTGTTAGTGATGATGTGAAGATTGAGTTTGATAGAAACCAAACCATTAAAATGACGTGGGAACGGAGTACGAGTGATGGCTGAACACACAAATCCAGAAAAATGGTCTTGTGATATGTGCGTTTATTTTTATCAGTATCATGACGAAGAATTAGAAAAAGCGAATAAGTATAACGAAGTTTTTTGTCTATCCGATTCAGCTGGTGAATGTAGATATGCGCCTGAAGTTATGAATGTTCAACGATTAGATTATTGGTGCGGTAAGTTTGAACTGAATCGTACACATCCAAAAGCTGGTTTTAATGGTCTATATAAGAATGAATATAGTCAAGAAGACAGAGCGATGAAACAATTGTTGGACTATTACACGGGAGGATACGATTAATGCCAACATACATTTTTCATGATACTAAATCGGATGAATACTGGGAAGAACTTTGTTCTATCAGTGCGATGACAGAATTTCTAAAAGAAAATCCACATGTTAAACAAGTACCACAAGCACCATCGATTGTTGCTGGTGTAACAATTAAAGATAAGACAGATGGTGGATGGAATGAAACTTTGTCAAGAGTAGCTGAATCAAACCCGTATTCAGCGTTAGCCGATAAACATGGTGCAAAAGATAGTAAATCTGTTGTGCGTAGAAATCTAGTGAATAAACATTTTCGTGGAAAGAAATGAAAGAACAGGTCATTGATGATTTTTTAGATTTAGATACATTGAATGCTATTGAGTATTATTATCGTAATAATGTTTCTTTTGGTTGGAAATCAAATAGAGATTTAGATTATGATTTTGGTCATTGGTCGAAAATCATTACTAGCCATTCTAAAGCTTTTAATTTAGATACGAAACTTACTCCTTCGTTTGAAAATAATCATTATTACATAAATCTTATTTCCGATAAGATAGAAGAAATAATAGGAAAAAGAGGTCTATATAGATGTTATTATAAGTATTATACTTATGGTACTGATGCGTATATTCATAAAGATGTTTCTTCGAAATTAGACTGGGATTCTGAATGTGAGACTGTTATATTGTATCTCACACAGGATTGGAATCCTGATTGGTATGGTATGACAAATTTATATGAAGAAAACGGATATGACATATATAAATCAGTTATGCCAAAATATAATAGATTATTTATTTTTGATGGAAAGATACCTCATTCAGCCACTCCTCTCAGTAGAGCTTGTAGCGCTACTAAAAAAATATTAGTTTTCAACTACATGCCGGTGAATAAAACAGATAAAGCTTTTTTATTCATTAAAAAAATTACTGAGGATTTGGGTCACGGCGACAAAACTTTATTTGAACATCTTTATAATACTTATAGATTTTTAGATAATCATAGTAAACTTCCAAGTTTTGTAGCTAAAGCAGGGTTATTTCATAGTATATACGGAACTGACTATTATCATGAATCCAAACAATTAAATATATCTAGATATACTGTTAGAGAATTGATCGGTGAAGAAGCTGAAAATCTAGTATACCAATTTTGTACTATGAAAAATAGAGAAGAACAAATAATAAAAGGCGATAACATGTGGCTAAAAATGTTAGAACTTTCTAATTATAGAGACCAAATGCATTATCTTTCGAAACAAGAAAATAATAAAGTCGATTATGTCATTAAAACTTTGTCTAAACAAATAAAAGAATCCGAAAATGAGTAAATATGAACCCTATCTGATGGAAAGAGTAACTACACCTGAAGGTCGTAGATACAAGATACCTGATACAGATGAAACCTATGAGAGCGTAACAACGGCTCTCGGTAAAAACCCAGAAAAGAAGAAGTCTCTTTTTGAATGGCGTCAAAGAGTTGGTGAAGAAGAAGCCAACCGTATCAGCCGTATTGCCGCTTCAAGAGGAACAAAGGTTCACAAAATGGCCGAAGATTACCTTAATGGTGTACAAGATTATACCCAAGGTCATCTTCCACCTCACATAGAAATGTTTGAGTCAATGCGACCATACCTTGACACGAACATCGCGAGTGTATATATGCAGGAAGCGTTCCTGTTTTCTCATAAATACAAATTGGCAGGGCAAGTGGATTGCATTGCTAATTGTGATGGTTTTAGATGTGTTATAGATTTTAAAACATCATCTAAACCGAAGAAGAAAGAATGGATTGAAGATTATTTTTTACAGTGTGCAGCATATTCGTTTATGTTTGAAGAAATGTATGGCGACGAGATACATTATAATATTGTTTTGATTGCAGTCGAGAACGATAAACCTCAAACCTTTCTTACAAAACCATATGATTATAAAAATCATGAATTTTTTACACAGAGGTTAGTATCATGAGATTGTTACCATTTTTAAGTTTTGTTCTTTTAGTTACGTTTGCACAACATGCAAATTCACAGACTCCAATTCCATCTCCTTTTTGGAAAGAGAAAGACAAATCTATTGAACAAGTACAAGAGAAAGAAGAACCTAAATTGGAAATGTCTTTGTTTCCCACACTCATGGCTTGTAGCGACGAACAAACATTTAACGAATTTGTTAGAAGAAAGGGTTATGATTTTTCTTCTTTTACTGGAGAATCAGAAGTAGCCAAGAATATTACAGTTTTGTTTTATCATAACGAAAAGACCAATGAGTTTGCGGTTGTAAGAACAGATGGTGAACGATATTGCATTCTTGAAATGGGTAAACAGAATCTAGGTTCTACACTTGAAGCGGATAAACAAGACGTTTTTGGAACACCTCCGTCAGGTAGTCCTTTGTTAGCTCTTGTACCACCATCTCCTCTTCTTGAGGATGACTTTGATCCGAACCTACTTCCTGAACCTGCCGCTGGTCCACAAGTTGTATTACTTGAACTTCCAGCAAGACCAGTGGTTAGACATGGTGGTGGTGCACTAGCTAGTCCTAATTAATGACCTATGAAGAATATACTGATTTTCTTCTAGCAAATGTTCATAAACAATCAAATTGTAAATTTGCTCACCTTATTATAGAATCGTCTAGAAGATGTAATTTAGTATGGAATGATAACAAAAAAACATTAGTTGATGTTACCTTTTCTTC